TCATCACCATAAACACGCATCAAATCGTTATATTCATGCTCGGCAGAATCAACAGTTTTAACTTGACCTGAAATTTTTTGTGTTTCTTCATCATTAATTTCAATCTCGCCATGCACAGCCTCGAGTAATACCAATTCATACTCAGGCACAACACGAGCAATAATTTCAACCAATGATTTTTTGATAATAGCGACAACTAATTTTACATTAGCCATGATTGACTCCAAAAAAAAGGCTAGGCTCACGAAGTCCTAGCCAAGAGGGTTACACGTTAAGAAAGGGCTAATACACCATGCGCATTACGGCGATTAGTTGTTAAGCTACCGCGCCACGTAATAGCACAATAGTATTCATACTTATTGTAAGCGCGTGGAGGCTTACGAGTGATGCGGTCTTGACCAGCCATAGGACGCAATGTCAAATGACGAGTATTCAACATATAGCAACGCTTAGACCAAGAAGTTACAGGAGATTCGCCAAAATTGTCCTCAAACTCAGGATTCCAAACAATTTCAACGCCTTTGTAATAAACGCCACTTACACCACCGTCTAAGGTGCGAGCTTGGCCACCTGCATATTGAATTTGCTGCCCTGCCGAAACCATTGCTGCAATATAAGCATCAATAAACGCGCTACCAGCTTCGATAAAATCAGGTTTGCCGCCGTTTTTAGTACAAGCACGCCACACTGATTCCATGTTGGCCAACAAAGTAGAGCTGTTTAAACTGGTTGCTGCATTGTTACGCCACCATGTATTGGTTGAAGCATCAATGCCGCCCACTGTGCCAGAACTTGGCGTTAAAGACACAATAGCGTCTAAACCTGTGATTGCATCAGTTGAGCTAGAGCCGTCCAAATGCAACGCAGCACTAAATTTTTCATCAAAACCCAATGCTAAAACTTCGTTCTGCTCAGTCAGTAAGTCATTCAACTGGATTAATTCAGCGCGTGAAGCTTGGCCGCCTTTTCCGTCATCAAGCATAGTGATACCGTTTTGGGCTAAACGATCTTCGTCAATAGCGTAACCATCGTGAGCAGTACGCCAAGCGAATTGACTTTGTTCAATGGTTGTGCGGCGATTGTAGGTAACTTCCTGTGCGCCATTAATCCACTGAAAATTAGATTGATTAGCTTTACGCAATTGCTCAACAACGTATTGCTTGCCACCTGGGAAATCTTTTTGCTTAGCCTGTAAAACTTTAAGCAAAGGACGATCAACGTTAATTTGGTCAACAGGGCGATTTTTTAAGAAAAAATCTAAAGTAACTTTTTGAGCATCGGTTAGCTCAGAACTGGTAAACGGCATAAGCCACCTCTTTAAAAAGGATTAATAAATAAAACTTTTCTCGGAGGCGACCCGAAGTTTACAGCCTATTTTTTGTGGAGTCGAACCCACTACGACAAAAGCTAAAACAATTAAAACTTAATTTACATTGTCATAGCCGAGAGCTAAACCCATTGCCTCAAGCGAGCTTTTTGGCACTGCGTTTCCTGCTCCCTTGCCTGTTGGGCGCAATGGCACAACAGACGAACTTGCTTTAGGCATGGTAATAGAGCCTAAAGACCTGTAATAATTTTCGATCAGACTTGGCACCAAACTAGGGTCAACATTTTGCAACCCATTAATGTATTGAATAATCGCCTTTTCTTTGACTGGATAGTCAATATCTGATTTTTTCCAATGCTCAACCATGCCAATAATTTTTTGCTCTGCTTGTTGGACTTGCTGAGCCATGTATTGTTGCTGTTGTTGAGCCATGTATTGTTGCTGATTATTTTGCTGAATAATGGCTTGCTGTTGACGCAATCGAGCCATTTCTAGAGCCTGAGCTTCACCTAATTCAAAATTTTCAACTTGTTGCATTAAATCAGGAAAATCAGACAAAGGATTGGCTTGTAATGCCTGACCTGTCATTAACTGATATTGCTGTAACTGTGTCTGTAAAATTTGACCTGCAACTTGGTAATTACCACTGTTTAACGCACTAAAGTAATTTGCAAAAGTTTCTAAAGCCTCAACACCACCCTGATGCTGTGCAAAATTATTTTGCAACCAGTCGTTAATTGGCTTTAATTGCTGCAATTCTTGGTCTTTTTGCTGATTCATTTCGACCAATTTAGTAAAACGCTGTTGGCTTTTTTCTTGTAAGCCTTCGGGCATTTTGTAAGGGTCGTCATCAATCGGCTTAACTGGTGGCTTTTCTTCAACTTTTGGCTGTATTTCTTTATTTTCAACATTAGTCTTTTCTGCTGATTCATCAACAGGCAACAAAGCACTTTCTAATGCTTCTAATGAAGTTTTAGGCTCAACACTGGTTTGAGTGTCGGTGTTTGTATCTTGTACAGACTGATTGTCATTATTTTGACTATCATCAATTTGATTACCATTTTCATCTAACATACATTAACCCTATAAATTTATATTTTGACCAAGTGTAAAACAGCCTTTACAACTCCATGCTATACAATTTGAGATTGAGCTGGTTGCTCTTGTTTTGGCAAAAACATATCAACAGTAAATCGCTCATCAAACCGCTTTAAAGATTCATCCAAAATCTTACGCAATGCCTCGGCAATATCAGTCATGCCCTGTTGTCTAAACTGTGCTATTTGCAAAATAGAATTAGTTAATTGTGGTGCTAATTGAATCCACTGGTCACGCTCACGAATCTTGTTTGGTTTAGCCGTAGAACCAGCACGAATAGAGATATTAACGAGTTTAAAAACCTGCTCTTTTGGCATCATCTCAGGCCATGACGCACTATCACCCACAACCTCGGCAACTTGCTCTTTACTCAACACCATCAGCAATATTTGAGCGGCATAATTGGCAATATCGGTTAACCAATCTTCAATAATATCTAACATCTCAGAGCGTCTTGATGTTACGCCTTGAGCCATAATCTCGGCTTCTGTTGCTGTTTTGGCTTGTTGTACGCTGCCCGCGCTTGCGTCTTGTGCGCCTGATACCAACTCGAAACCCATCATTATATGTTCAGTTGAGTAAACGGCAGGATTAATAGGTGGATTGTCTAAAATTGCAATTTGGCTAGTAATTGGCGTGTTTGGATCGCCGCTTAAACCAATGATGTCGTTAGACTTTCTATCAGCAATTTGTTGAACTTCTTTACCCTCAACAATCGAGGATTTATTGTAAACACGAACAGGCAGAGACTCTTTGCGATGTTCTGCAAATTGTGTATGTGATGTGTTGTATTCGTCTTGCAGCTCGATCAAACCATCAACAAGTGACTTAGGACACAAGACCCCATCAGCGCGTTCAAACTGTAGAGGGAAAAATGGGTAAAATTGCTCGCCGACATATTCAGGTGTATAAGGCTCTCGCACCCAATCTTTCGCACCTTCAGTAATAGTGAAAACGGTTTGAGACTCTCTGTCCCATACCTCCCAAACAGCGCAAACTTTTTGACCACTCTTTTTAGGGTTTTTGTCTTTTTCGTCAGTTTTATCATTAAATAACGTAGCAGATTTTGGCACATCCTTACCAAAAACAGCCTTGTATCTATCTTCGCTAAAATAAACACGATGCGCGATTTTAGAAGCATTAGCGTAATCATCAATATTATTAATACTGTCATCTAATATTAAAATATCTTCGATTAATACATTATCAATTGCAAAACCATAAGCCTTAACGACCTCGGCCTGTTCTTCTAAGCTGCGTAACTGATTTTGTAATTCTGCTAAGGCAGATTCGTGATGACATTCGCCATTTTCTGCTTGTTCAATAAGCATTTTAATTTTGGCGATATTGTCTTGTGTGTCTTGAATACGATTTTTAATTAAAGGGTCTTCTTCCCAGTCTTCCTGCCAAATTAACTTAATCCAACCTTGAGTGGTGGTTAATGCAGCGCGAACAGCGGATTTACCTTTTTTCTTTAACTTGGCATCTTTAACCAATAAACGATTTAATAAAATCTCTAATGTTTTAGAAAAATTACTAATTGACTCATAATTATTAACTGACAAATGCTCATCGGGTGTTACTGATATTTCAGGATTTTTGGCATAAACAGTAGGTTGAATAATATCTAAGCGCGACTTAATAATATTGACTCTAACTAAGCCTTTTTCGCCATCATCACCAATTTCTGCATTAACGTATTTACGCGCTTTTTTAAAACGCTCACGCAAATTAGTATTAATTGACGATTTATAATAACGCTCAACCTCAGCCCATATTTTTTGAGCTAAGGCTTTTTCGCTATCGCTTAATTTGCTTTCGTTAGAGTCAATCATGTTTTAAGCCTTAACCAATTAAAACAGCTTTAACCGTACCAGATGTGTAAGATGTACAATTTAAGCGAATATATTTGGGTGCATCCGCAATATTGACGTGCAATAAACCGCCTGTGGTTGTGGTCAATGTTGAGCTTGAAATATCAGCCCAAGTGCTATTGTCATCACTACTTTGCAACTTGGCAGTGCCGCTAAAAGCACCTGCGGGCGCGTAAATTTCAGCAAGCAAGGTGTTCCCCTGCATAAAAGGCGTGGTGTTTAATTCGATGGCCGAACCAGTTGTTGCGGACGTTAAAGAGCCTAAACTAAGGTGTTTCATGTTTTACCCCTAATGGATTGGTACTTGTTCCGCAACAATCTCGCCATCAGCAGCAGATAAATAATTGCGAAAATGATTAATTGATTTCATAAGCCCTTGATATGCCGCATCTTCTGCTTGCATTGGGTTATTAGCCTCAACGCAAATCAAATTACCCTCAAGTGTTTTACCACCATCTAAAGAACCTAATTCTTTAACTGTGTAAAACCACTTTTTACCCTCGTTAAACTCAAACTCAGGCACAGGATTAAACATGACCACTAAATCAGTCATCGTGATTCGTGGCCGCGTCATTTGAATAATTTGAATAGAAGATGCAAGGTCGGACATATAAAACCCTCTGAGTAGGTTTTATATTAATTGGGTGGGTGTGAATCCATGTTATCTAACGCCTATACTTACTTGCTGGTCTTTTTTCATCGGTCATCTCACAAAGTACGTCAAACGTAGTTTTCTTTTGAATATTAGTGTCCTTAATGATTGCTCTAGCCATGCAGCCATAGCGAATAGCATCAGCGGCATGATCTTCCATGTCGCTATCTATATCTTCAATATCATGATCATCATGTTGCAATGATGGTAGTGTTCTTATTGCGTGAACACAGGTATCAAAAAAGAAAATTAAAGGCTGTTCCGTTTCTTCATCACTCTGCAGTCTCATTCTTAATTGTTGCCAACCTGCTTGACGCTTGTTGTCTGCTCTACGCCAAATAACACCCTCTTTTCGCATATCCTCAGCTATTGAAATGCCGCCATTCACTGAAAATATGGCAGGATCAGCCACACCCCATCCGCCACTACCTGTTGTTTCTTCTTTGTCGAGCCGCTTAATCTCCTTAGCCACGGCCTTCCCTGTCATCTTTAATCCTGTGTTTGGCTTGCCTGCTTCCATGCCGTAATACTCACGATACGCAACCAACGCACCACGCGGAATACCTTTGATCGTGCCATCGCTCACAGCAAACCAGTAACAGGCAAACGGCCGAGAACTTCCCCAGTCAAAACACCGATAACGCGCCCAACCTGTAGGGATGTTAAACGGTTTAATAACGTGCCTATCTCGTCTAAACTCTGTAAAATAAGCACCTGCAACAATGTCCCAGTCGCCATTTAACATTGCCCTGACTAAAAACTCATTACCCAAGCCCTCTAATTTATCTGCGTAATCATCATCCATTGACGGATTATCACTAAGTTTTGCAGGAATATATTGCCTTAACATACCCCCTTCTTTTTTTGGCATACGTCTTATTGTCATTGGCTCACAATCATCAATAAAACTTTGCTTAACCCAATGATGACCAATACCGCCTGGATTACCCCCTGCTAAAACAAAAGGTAATTTATTTTTATATTTATCAGGTGGAACATAAGAACCTAAACGACAACGCCCTCTCAACATTCGATACAAAAACTCGGTAAAATGAGTTATCTCGTCAATTAATAATAAATGTATTTCCGCACCTTGGTATTTAATCCAGTCTTTTTCGTGCTGACAGTGACATAAAAATATTTTAGATCCATTCCAAAATATAATTTCACCATCTGATGTGTTTACCTTTACATAACCACCGACAATAAAATCAGCAAGTAAAGCAAAGAAAGAACTTGCACCCTCCATATGATTTTTCCATAAATCGCCATGCACACGTCTAAATAAATATATTTGTATTCCTGCACAATCAATAGCAAATGCAATCGCCAATATTCGCATTAAATGCGATTTTCCACCACCAGCCGCACCGCCGTATAAAATCTCTGTTGCAGGACTTAAAAATGCCGCTGACTGCTTTGGGTGTAACTCTAGTCTCATTTTGTTAGCACTATTTCGAGTTTTGGCACTTTTTTAATTTTTGCATTCAAATCAACCTTATCTACAAACATCCCCAAATGCTTACCTAATAAACCCCAAGCACTAACCCTCGCACTATGGCTTGAGCCTTCACCGTTTAATCTTGCTTCTACTAACAAACCATCAATGACCATTTTTTGTGAGACTAAACACGCTTCTGATAGTTTTGCTTGTGCCTCTTTTATCGCCTCAGCAATTGCAGTATTTTGCAGTAATTTAGGCGCGTTTGAATTAGAAAACTTATCGCTATACCCTGCCCTAATTGCTGCTTGTGTTGCGTTTAAGTCAATCAAATATTCATCCACAAATCTTGCCTGTTTAGCTGTCAACATGATCAAACCTCCAACATTAGCGGTAAATATTTTTGCGTTTCAGATTTTGCAACAATAGCAACATCTCGCTTAATCGGTCTAGCCATCCACACAGCATTATGACCATCTAGCCGACAATCTCGCATTTCGACATAATTAGCTTTATCTCGTAAAACCCTTTTGAGTATAAATAACGTCTTTTTTCTGCCAACTTTTGCATGATAAGCAATAGCCACAACAGACTGCCAAGTAGGGACTAAAGCATTTTTCACAGCATCGACTTCTTCTTGTTTTACGAGCATAAAACACCTATTGTTATTTAACAGGA